CTACTAGTGTTTAATAGCATTTTGTAGTAAAAACAGGGGGTTACTTTAATCGGTAGCCCCTTTTTCCTTTTAACAACCTAACTACTTAGGAGAATTAAAAATGGCTTTACCTTCAGATACACAAGGAGCAGATTCACGCTTACAAGTGCGCTTTTATAAAAAATCCGTACAACAAGAGCAAGAATCCATAGATGCTGGCAGACCAATATACAAAGACTTTGACTTTGTTCATATTTGCGTAGCTGGCGATACCCTCACCGAAATTGACACTTATGCGCTAAATAGCCATAAGCAACGCTTTCCTATTCAATGGGCAAACTACATGAATAGACAAGGTGCGCACGATGAGGAAGTGGTTGGAACGCCTTTATCAGAATGGCCTTTAGTATCAAAAAGCCAAGCTGAAGAATTACGGGCAATGAAGTTCTATACCGTAGAATCTATTGCAAATGCTTCAGACCAACAGTTACAGCGCATGGGCATGGCGGCAGGAATGTCACCTTATGCGTTCCGTGACAAGGCAAGGGCATTTTTAAATCTAGCAACAACGGCAGCCGAAACCGATAAGCGTGAATCAGAAATTAACGCTTTGAAAGAAGAACTTGCCAAAAAGGAACTAGAAACTGCTAAAATGAAGGCAGAAACGGAAGCGAAGCTGGCACAAATGCAGGAACAAATGGCCACTATACTTGCTGCTGTTGGTGAAAAGAAAACCCGTAAAAAGACGGTAGCCACAGAGGAAGCCTAATATGTCAGCAACAATGCTTGAACTTGTTCAACAAGTAACCAGTGAACTTAACTTAGCTATACCCAATTTCGTTCAGGGCAACACAAATCAGGATGTGCAGCAAATCCTTGCTTTGATGAACCGTGCTGGGTATGACCTTGTAAAAGAGCATAACTGGCAAGCATTGGAACTGGAATACCGTTTCTACACCACAGCTATCACCACAACCTGCGACACCATTGAAAACACTTACGATTTATTAAATGTTGCCAATACCGCAGGTTTGGATGATACCTACTCAATCGTTGGCACAGCTATTCCCCAAGATACCTATGTCAACTCAGTTTCAGGGTCAACCGTAACGACTACTCAGTTAGCCTCGGCTACAAGCGTTGGCGGTACTGTGACTTTCAGTAAAACGAAATATCCCTTACCGCCTGACTATGAAACCGTAACAGATAACACCCATTGGGACAAAACGAAACATTGGCAAATGCTTGGCCCAGTCGATGCGCAGCAATGGCAATGGCTCAAATCAGGCTATATTTCAACAGGCCCTCGGGTTCGTTGGCGTATTCTTGGCAATGAATTTCAGATTTGGCCACCATACAACACTCTTGAATACCTTGGTTTTGAGTACCGTTCTAAGGGTTGGGCTAGAAGTGCCACAAATCAAGTAAAGAATAGCTTTACAGCCGATACAGACACAACCGTATTAGACGATTCAGTCCTTGTTTTATTGACAAAACTCAAGTATTTCCAAGTCAAATCGTTTGACACTACTGCATTGCAACAAGATTACAGCCGCTATTTAAGCGTTGCCAAAGCTAACGATAAAGGCTCTGCTACCTTGTCATTCGCACCTAGCCCAAGTGCTGTGCTTATTGGCTGGGCTAACATCCCTGATACTGGCTACGGCAGTTAATTATGGCAGTCGCTAAAAAGTTTTCTGCGCTGACTGCTTCCCTGCCTAGCCCTATTGGGGGCTGGAACGCTAGGGATTCGCTTGCCGAAATGCAGCCTTTAGATGCGGTGCAGATGGTGAACTTCTTTCCTACGCCTACCGATGTAACCATGCGCAAAGGCTATACGAAGTCATCAATCGGCATTTCAGGCGCAGTAAACGCCCTAATGTCATATTCTAGTCCGTCAGGAACTAAACTGTTTGCTAGTACCGACTCGATTATTTACGATGCAAGCACTTCTACGGCTACTGCAAGCCTAACAGGTATCACAAGCGGTAAATGGATTCATTCCATGATTACAACGGCTGGCGGTTCGTTTATGCCTGCTGTGAACGGTGTAGACCCAATGGTGGTGTATGACGGCACAGTATGGTCAAAATCAGCCACTACGGACACCGCACAAACAATCAGTAGCATTACAAGGGGTGGCACAGGAAACCTTACAGCGACCCTAACAACGGCTTTGGCGCATGGCTTAGTGACTGGTAACACGGTTACAGTAGCAGGCGCAGTACCAGCCGAATTCAACGGTGCTTACCGCATTACCGTAACAGGAACAACGACTTTTACCTATACGATGGCAACCGCCCCTAGCGGTGATGCTTCAACCGTAGGCACTTATACCGTTAAGTATTACATTACTGGCTTAAATTCTGACAAGTTTGCAACCGTTAATTTATTTAAAGAGCGACTTTATTTCGTTCAAGAAGATAGCCTTAGTTTTTGGTATTTGCCCGTAGATTCAATCAACGGTGCGGTAAGTGAGTTTCCTTTAGGCGGTATTTTCAAGCGTGGCGGTTACTTGCAGGCAATGGGAACATGGACTATTGATGCTGGTTACGGGGTTGATGACCTTGCCGCTTTTATCACTTCTAACGGTGAAGTAGCGGTTTATAAAGGCTCTGACCCTTCCGACCCAGCAGATTGGTCGCTAGTCGGCTTATGGAATATTGGTCAAACTTTTACCCGTAAATGCGTGTTTAAGTTTGGCGGGGATATGCTCTTGCTGACAGAAGATGGCTTAGTGCCGCTTTCCGCAGGCTTGCAATCTACCCGTCTTGACCCTAGGGTAAACCTTACTGATAAGATTTTTTACGCCATTAGCCAAGCGGCCTCTGCTTATGGGAACAATTACGGTTGGCAAATGAATTACTTTGCCAAGCAAAATATGCTGATTCTGAATGTACCCGTAACAGGCGGTTCAGAGCAGTATGTCATGCACAACATTACAAAGTCATGGGCAAGATTTACTAATATCAACGCAAACTGCTGGGAAATGAGTGGCGAGGATATGTATTTCGGTGGAAACGGCTTTGTAGGCAAGTTTTACGACACCTATGCCGATGCTGGCACAAACATTCGTGCCTTTACCCAGCAAGCGTACAGCTACTTTGACAGACGGGGACAGTTAAAACGCTTTACTTTGGTTCGCCCAATTCTGCAAACAGACAATGGCGTACCCAATGTTTTATGCGGTATTTCCGTAGACTTTGACACCGTAGACTTAACCACTCAAATATCGTTCAATCCTGCTATTGACCCAACGGGCATTTGGGATGTAGACACATGGGATAACGCCAATTTTGGCGGTGGTTTGGTTACAACGAAGATATGGCAAGGCGTGACTGGCGTAGGTTACGCTGGTTCAATCAGTATGAATGTGGTATCGCAAGGCATTGAGTTCCATTGGGCAAGTACCGATTATGTAATGGAAAGCGGGGGCGTACTCTAATTGAGGCGGGTTACTACTGAAAATCAACGGTATATGGGTGATTGGCTGGTTCGTATGATGAACCATCCGCTACCCGAAGAAACAGTATGTATTGGGCAGGAAGTAGATGGTAATTTGGTAGCAGTTGTTGGGTATTGCAGTTTTATGCCAAACGCCTGTCAAATGCACATTGCGGCAGTAAGTGAAGTAAATTGGATGAGTCGTGATTTATTGTGGGCAGCATTCGATTACCCCTTTAATAAATTAGGCGTTAAGGTTATACTAGGGCAAATTTGTGGCAGTAATGAAGATGCACTAAGACTAAACCGACACCTTGGTTTTAAAGTGGTAGCCGAAATACCTGATGCTCACATGGATGGGGATTTAGTAATAATGGCTATGAGAAAAGAAGATTGTCGGTGGTTAAACATCCGAACTTCTTTAAACAAAGGAGAATGACATGGGTGGTGGTGGATTTTTAGGTTTAGGCCCTGCGCCAAGTGCGCCAGCTGCGCCAAACTATGCTGCTGCGGCACAAGAAACAGCGGCAGGTAATATTGATGCTGCTCGTTTAGCAACGGCTGCTAACCGTGTAAATCAAAGAACGCCTTACGGAAACCTTGATTATGCAATCACAGGTTCAGACCCTTACGGCAATCCTACTTGGACTGCTACGCAAACTTTAAGCCCACAGCAACAACAGCTTTTAGACTATCAAAACGCTACTAGCATCGGACTAGGCAAGATTGCAGGCCAAGGTCTAGGCTATGTTGAGAATATGCTCAATACGCCTTTTGATACGAGCAAACTGCCTTCAACTGGATTCAATCCTAGCCAGTCTTACCAAGATGCGTATATGCAACGCCTTGCTCCACAGCTGGAGATGGGCCGTGACCAATTACAGCAACAGTTAGCCAACAAAGGTATTGACATTGGTTCTAAAGCGTATGAAAACGCTATGCGGATGCAACAACAGCGTGAAAATGACCTGTTAGCTACGGCAACTACACAAGGTTTTGGCGTTGGTCAACAAGCCCGCCAGCAAGCCTTGCAAGAACAGGCTTATTTGCGTAATGAACCACTAAACACTCTTTCTGCGGTGCGTACTGGCTCTCAGGTTACAGGCCCACAATTCGTTAATTCTGCACAGCAAGCAACAACGGCTGGCCCTGATTTACTAGGCGCAGCAGGTATGCAATACAACGCCCAAATGGGTGACTTCAACCAAAAACAAGCTGCCCAGCAAAACTTCAACAGCGGCTTGATGGGCCTAGCTGGTGCTGGCATGATGATGTCGGATATTCGCACTAAAGAAAACATTGTGCCAATTGGCGTATTAGATAACGGATTGACTTTATACAGCTTTGAATACAAAGATGAATTTAAAGGCCATCCGCTTGCAGGCGAAGGCTTACGGGTTGGCGTTATGGCGCAAGAAGTTGAGCAAGTTTACCCATACGCTGTTACGACCCTTAATGACGGTTATAAAGCAGTTAATTACGGACTATTGCCATGATGAATCCATACACACCACAGATGAAT